TACAAAAAGTGCCACAGATCAAAATGATACGAAGCAAACCGCCGATCGCCTCGCCGATGAATATAAGATTTCTGCACCAACAGTAAAACGTTATGCTCAAAAAGCTAAGGACTTTGAAGAGTTATCAAAGACAAAACCAGAACTTGCTCAGTCAATTTGGAGTGGGGAAAAGAGCCTAAAGGAAGTTAGAAAAGACGAAAAGAAAGAAGAGATAAAGGCTGAAAGGGAATTGGCCGCTACTGTTGGCAAAGATATAAATACTGACTTTATTTTTAAATTAGGCGATTTTGAAGAAGTGCTTTCTGATATTCCTGATGGCAGTATTGACTGCATAATAACAGACCCTCCTTATCCAAAAGAGTTTATAGAATGTTGGTCAAAGTTAAGCCGTTTTGCAGCACGTGTATTGAAACCTAACGGGTTTTGTATTGCTTATTCAGGTCAGTATAATCTACCTGAAGTGATTAACAGAATGAGCAAAAACCTGGATTATTATTGGACGTTTTGTGTGTACCATGAAGGCCAGACACAAATCGTTAATGCTGTTAATTTAATATGCAGATGGAAACCAGTTCTGATATTTCAGAATGGCCGGAGTAAGATTTCTAATACTATACAGGATTACTTTATTTCTGAACAAAGAGAGAAGTCTGGGCATGACTGGCAACAGTCAGTTTCCGGTATATCATATCTTATAGATATGTTTACTCATGTCGATGACTTAATTGTAGAACCATTTGCCGGATCAGGCACAACAGTTATCGCTGCACGGAAAATGGGACGGCGGATTATAGCTGCTGAAATAGATGAGGAAACGTATAATATAGCTAAATTCAATATTTATGACAAGACAAAGGAATGATAGTCATAGTACAGAATTTGGTATTTGGCTAAGAGTGCAGCCACAGATTGACAGTTCTTTGGGTTTTTTGGCATCTAATATTGATTATTGTTGGACAAATTATAAGACTGGCGAATGGATGTTTATTGAAGAAAAGCGTTATAATACGGCAATAAAATATTGGCAAAAAAAGCTCTTTAGCATTATTCATAATGTATGTCGTGCGGATAAAAAATACAGAGGATTTCATTTACTTGTATTTGAAAATACATCACCTGAAGATGGCAAAATATTTCTTGACAATAAGGAGATATCAAAGGAGCAGTTGTTGAACTTTTTATCTTTTAAATTATGAAAGACCCTGCCGTTTTATTCTACTTCCAAGACTTTTTAGTCGGCACGGAGTTTATGTGCGATGAAGATTTGTTTATTAAATAATAATATATTATATTTGTTGCGTAGTTAAATCGATTTGTATGATGATAGCAATCAACAAAAGTTAAATATACGGCTCCTCTCCGGGAACCTTCCTGTTCATACAGATCGGTTAACTACACCCCGGAGTTGGAGCCTTAATTTGTGTAGTTATGAATATTAATGAATTAGGTGACGATTTTGTGGGGTGGAAAACTCCGAATACTTATGACGAGGATTTTTCTTCTCCACCACCAAGATCGGGAGTGTATATGTTAGTGGGTTTAAATGACGATGAATTTAAACGCCGTGAATTATTGTATATCGGAAGTGCAAAATCATTGGCTATACGTTATGAGAAACATGAAGTGCGAAGAGTTTTGCAAAATATATATAAACGTGTAGAGTTTTGGTTTCATGAAGTTGATTTATATCGTAATCGTGAAAAGGAATTAATTAAAAAATACCAGCCTAAATTCAATACACAATGGCGTTAAGAGATCAACCATATTTGCCGCTTTACGTTCAGGATTTTTTAACTGATGAAAAACTGATCGAATGTTCGGCTTCTGCTACTGGAGTTTATATACGTGTAATGTGTATTATGCACAAATCTGATCCTTATGGAATGATTTTGCTTAAGCAAAAAGACAAGCAAACCTCAAGCACGATCCAAAATTTTGCTTTAAAGTTGATTAAGTATTTGCCTTATGATTTGGATGTCATTAAATCTGGTCTTGAAGAATTAATAAATGAGGATGTTTTACAGATTGAGGATGATAAATTGATACAAAAGCGTATGGTTAAAGACTTTAGCATATCAAATAAACGTGCTGAAGCTGGTAAAAAGGGTGGAGAGAAAACACAATCTGCTAAAGCAAAAGACGAAGCAAAACATCAAGCAAACTCTGAAAATGAAAATGAAAATATAAATATAAATAAGGAGTGTTTATTAAAAGAAAGAGAGACTGAATTTAAAGAATCAGTAAAACAATATTCAAATCAGTATCCCGTTAATATGCTAAAGTCCTTTTGTGATTATTGGACTGAACCAAACAAATCCAAAACAAAGATGAGATTTGAATTAGAAAAGACATTTGAAATCAGCCGAAGGTTAGCGACCTGGGCTTCTCGTGACAAGGCGTTTATTAAAACCGAACACGCGCAATCTGAACCTGCATATTATAAGCCCCTTCCTAAGCTATGAATCCAGAACAAGCAATATTATCCTGTATGCTCAATGATATTGTCATTGCTAAAGAAGCAGTATCACGTTTAGAAGTTTATGATTTTGTTGATGACAAGAACCGGAAGATATTTAAAGCAATCCAGAAAAACATATGCGATGGAGTTATACCGGAGTTGATAACCGTGACCAGGCACTGCAAAGAATTGGCGGTTTACATCACTGAATTGTCGTCTTTAATCGCTTCAACTGTAAACTATCAGGAATATATTTCAATCCTGATTGAAGAAGGGAGCGTTCGCCGGTTGCATGAGAGTGCGGCACATATCGTAAACTTAGGCACTACTGAAGAAATCATTGAAAGAATAACCGAAGAATTAAACTTTGTTGAAAATAGGCTTTGCGGAGTTGAAGATTATTCGACTGAAAAGACCGTAACTAAATCACTTATATCTTTTGAAGAACGTGCCATTGGTAAGAACCCAGGCATAAATACACCGCTTCCGAACCTCACGAATTATACCGGAGGATGGCAGCCTTCGGATTTGATAATCATTGCCGCCCGTCCGTCGGTAGGGAAAACGGCCTTTGCTCTGGCTTGTGTTCAGAGTGCTATCGAACAGAATAAGTCAGTCATATTTTTCTCATTGGAGATGGCGAGAGAAAGATTAATGGATAGGATAATTGTCGGTTATTCTGGTGTTGATGCTATCAGGTATAAACTTGGCAAACTTGATGAACGCGAACGCGGATTAGTTTATGACGTAGCTGACGGTCTGAAATCAAAACATATTATCATTAATGACCGGGGATCAATAAGCCTGACCGAAATAGAAGCCTTTGCAACGGCGCGACGTAAAGAAAAGAAATGTGATTTAATCATTGTGGATTATCTTCAACTGATGAAAGTCCGTTCTGACAGAAATAAGACCCGCGACGGAGAGTTGTCTGAGATCAGCCGAGGATTGAAGATGCTGGCTCGCGATCTGAATGTTCCTGTCATTGCCTTATCTCAACTTAATCGCCAGGTAGAACAGCGCGGGAATAAGAAACCAATGCTTTCTGATCTTCGGGAATCGGGAGCTATTGAACAAGACGCTGACATTGTTTTGTTGCTTTACCGCGCAGCTTACTACGGAGAAAAGGAAACTATTGTTGATGGGCGTAATGTATCGGCAGCGGGCGTAGGAGAGGTCATCATTGCCAAACATCGCAACGGCAATGTAGGATCAGAGTTTTTTAGCCACAACGAAAGCATGACACGAATAACTGAATATCGCGCACAACCAGACCTGACAATAAATAACTATTATGAAACTGAACCTGTTTTTTAAGCCCCGCCTCAGTCGTCGCATGGCACGGCAGTTGGCAAAGAACTTAATCCTGATGATGGAGATTGAAACCCTGGTCACACGGCCGGATAGTGCAGAGGCCGACAAAATCAGGGCTAAGTATTTGAGAGAGATAAATAAACGCAGAGAAATTGAACAATCAACGCAGAACTGACATCATGGAATATTCGGAATTTTTAAAGCAAAAGCAACATAGTTCTATTGATTACGGAATTAAAGCAAAGTTTCTGCCTGATACAATGTTTGACTTTCAGAAGCACGTTGCCGACTATGCAATAAGAAAGGGCCGGGGTGCGGTGTTTCTTGACACTGGGTTGGGTAAAACCATCATTGAATTGGTTGTTGCAACTAATTACGTAATGGCAACAAATAAGCCGGTACTAATAATTACTCCGCTTGCTGTTGCAGCACAGCATTTAAAGGAGGCCGATAAGTTTGGGATCCCAGACGTGTGCCACACAAGGGACGGAAAATATAAGGGTAAGATTGTTTTAATCAATTATGAGAGACTTCATTATCTTAATTCATCGGACTTTGATTGTGTAATATTGGATGAAAGTTCAATCCTTAAAAACTTTGACGGAGCAATTAAAAACCAAATAAATACCTTTTTGAGAAAAGTAAACTACCGATATTTGTTTACTGCAACTCCGTCGCCAAACGATTATATTGAACTTGGCACAAGCTCTGAGGCATTGGGGTATATGGGCTATATTGATATGCTTTCAAAGTTTTTCCGTAACCGGAACAATTCAATAGACCCGGCACACCTGGGAGTTGAGTGGTACTTGAAGCCCCATGCAGAGAATGATTTTTGGCAGTGGGTTGCATCGTGGTCCATATCTGCAAAGAAACCTTCAGACATAGGATTTGCGGATGATCGTTTTATACTTCCGGCCCTGCATGAGGTTGAAACCATACTGAGAAATGAAAACCCGCTGACCATTGACGGGCAAACAAAACTCTTTGCTATGCCAGCTGTGGGATTTCATGAGATCAAACAAGAAGCGAAAGCCACAATCAGACAGCGTTGTGAAATGGCAGTCGAAAAGGCTAATCATCATGACACATCTGTTTATTGGTGTAATCTTAATGATGAAGCTGACGAGTTAATGAGACTGGACCCCACTGCTGTTGAGGTCCGGGGTAATATGGATATTGATAAAAAGGAGGATATTCTTCTCAATTTCTCTGCCGGAAATATAAAAAAACTGGTCACGAAAACAAGCATTACGGCCTTTGGGCTGAACTGGCAGCACTGTAATCATACAACCTATTTCCCGACTTACAGCTATGAACAATACTATCAGGCCATTCGTCGGTTTTGGAGGTTTGGACAGACACGGCCCGTTACCGTTGACCTTATTTTATCCGACGGTCAGGAACGGATTATGCAAAGTCTGATCCATAAAAAAGACAAGGCTATAAAGATGTTTGAGAAGCTGACACAACAGACCAATAAGGATTTTAAAATAGACGCGAGAGAGTTTAACAAAACAATTAACCTTCCTAAATTCATTTAACATGGTAAAAGATCAATTAGTAACAGACAGTTATGCTATCTATTGCGGTGACTGCATGGATGTAGTTCCGACACTTCCTGAAAGTTCTGTGGACCTTGTGATATATTCCCCACCGTTTGCCGGACTTTATAATTACAGTTCAGATCACAGGGACTTTTCAAACTGCGAAAGCCGTGACCAGTTCATTCAACAGTATGAGTTTCTAATTTCCGAACTCGCACGGGCAACAAAACCGGGCCGTATCAATGCTGTTCACGTCGAGGATATTCACGATAATACCGGAAGGCTATGGGACTTTCCGGGTGAAGTTATACGGATTCACGAAAAACATGGATTTGAATATCACAACCGGATAACGATATGGAAGGAGCCATTAAAGGTTCGCATGAGAACAATGGTTCAATCCCTGATGCACAAGTTTATAGTTGAGGATGCGACAAAATGTTTTACCGCCATGCCTGACTATGTTCTGATATTTAAGAAGCGTGGCGAAAACACCGTTCCGGTAGTTCATCCTAACGGCCTGAATGATTATGAGTATTTTGGCTCAACTCCATTTTTAGAGGCACATAAAGAGACCTATGGCAATTATGTTGACTTCCGGCATAAGTGGATCGGATTTACCGGTGATCCTCGCGAAAATAAATTATCTCATTTGACGTGGCAAAGATATGCTTCGTCCGTGTGGGATGATATACGAATTGATAATGTACTGCCATTTAAAGACAGTAAAGAGGATGACGACGAAAAGCACGTACACCCCTTGCAGTTGGACGTTATCGATCGGCTGGTGTATCTTTATTCAAATCCTGATGAAACAGTTTTAACGCCCTTTATGGGTGTTGGGTCTGAGGTTTATAGCCCCGTTTCAATGGGACGCAAAGCGATAGGAATTGAATTAAAGGACAGTTACTTCAAGCAGGCAATCCAGAACGTCAGGCTTGCGGAAAAGAGATTTGTAAAAGTTGAACAAAAAAGAATGTTCTAAAATGCGACCACTATCTGAAAGACTGAGATATATTCAATTGAAAGGTCATCTTTATTTTGGCGACAAAGAGTGGGTCTGAGTTGCTGCTCCGGATACTGAATGTGTTGTCCGTGAGATGCGATGCGGTTCAAAATGGCAGTTAGTCGAGCAGATTTATGATTTACTGAAAGGGATAATGGCATGACCAGACACGTGCGGATTTATATGGATTACTTTGGATACGGGGAACAGGATGTTATCCTTTGCGAGGTATGTGGGCAACGGGCAGTTGATATTCATCATATTGACGGGCGGGGCAAGGGAAAGGACGTTATCTCAAATCTGATTGCCTTGTGTCGCAAGTGCCATAATGCCGCACATGGATTAGAGAAAACATATTTACATAAAGATGTTATCCATAAAATTCATGAAAAAGTCTATAAACATGACTAATATCATTGTTATTCTGAAATTTAATAATGTAACTTTGATAGACTAAAACATAATATCATGAAAGAGAAATCACTTTTACGTCGTTACCGCTGGCCGTTGTTTATCCTTTTATGGGGAGCAGGGCAGTATTGCGGAACAATGTTTCTTTACGGCCAGACAAAAGAGGCGGGAGTCGGTTTTGTTATTGCACTGGGAATAATCTGCGTTGCGGTAGTATTAGAGATGATTGATGAAACGAGAGAGAGAAATGAAAGCCGCTGAAGAGATGACAAGAGAACAGAAAGAGGTAAAACTTCGCATGATATTGCAGGATTACCACAGACGGAATAATTACGAGCTTCAGCAGGCCGTGAATGACATACTGGCCCTTGACGCCCTCCCTCCCGCCGAGGGTGCGAAAAAAGTACAATGGTCAGGCTATGGTGAGTTAGGTAATATTTCACAGAAACCATTACAGCCGACAGCCGAGGGTGCGGAGGAGATACTTGCATCCCTTGTTGAAAGCTTGGGCGAGCCTGACAATTCAGTGACTGACCATAGTTATGAAATACGCCCCTTGACTGTTGAGGGTAAGCGGGAGTGGTGGATGTTCCATAACGGGGTTGGTTCAGGTGAACCGCTTAAACAATGGCTCGGTAAGTTTGCCACCCTCCACGCCCAGAAGATAGCCGATAAGATGGTGGAGGAACGGCTGAGGGAGGAGCTGATGACTTATGATAAATTTCTCAGTAACACATATTGGGGCATTAGCCATATAACGAAACGTGAAGAGGCAGTTGATGAATACCTTAAAAGCAGAGATAATGAAAACACAAACAAGAACATTTGACGTAAAGAAATCATGTGAAGCGCAGACGGCTCTTTGCAAAGAAAAGGATTATCCCCATTTTGCCCCTATGGACGGTAGGTGTTACAACTGTAATTACAACATCTATGCTGAAATAAATCACGGTAATGGGTATAAATCTGGACACTCATTTGAAAGAGCATCTACGGAGTTAATTACGGGATGTCCTCATTGTCATATTTCGTATTGTGAATAGCATGAGCAACACAGATAAACTCAGAGAGATAGCGGAGAAACACAAATTTGGATACCAGGAATATGTTGATCATGTTGTATCCGAATATACCGCCCTCATCAGCGAACATTACTACCCGAAGGAGTTTCTATTGTGGACGGGCGAAAATTGTCAATACTATCCCGACACTAACGAATGGATGTATTTTGAATCGCCGATGACACAGCAATATTTTAAGGGCACTGATGAACTCTTTAACTATTGGAAGGAGAACGAGCAATGATACTCTATCAGGCACTTTATAATCCAATGATTCACGAATCAGCATCTTACACTTTGAGTATTCATAAAACACGAAAAGGGGCTGAAATGGCTATCGAGTTCCATAAAAATGAGATAAAGAATGAGGAACTTGAATTGTATGATCCCAGTGATGTAATTGGAGAATATAAATGGGATGATTGTAAATGGTGGGGAATAAATGAAATTGAACTTTTGGATTAAAACTAACGAGCAATGAAAGAACTGACAAGAAATAAATTGCTTGCTGCATGGCAATACTGTGATGATGAGGACAAATCAACTGAGTTTATGATACAATTTATGATGGATAATGCGAAGGTTGATATGGATTGTGTTGTAAATTTTATGAATAAGACACCCGATGAGGAAAGAGTTGAATGGCTTAAAAACATAAAGCAATGAAAGAACTTGAAGATTGTTTAAGAGAAGCATTAGAAGAATCCCCGTATGGGATAGTTACTAACGATACTGCCTTAGAAACAGCAAGGAAGTATGCCTCTGAGCTACTTCGGCAGCGGGATGAACTGAAGGAGGCGTTGGCTGAACAGAAAAGGTTATATTTTAATCTTTTTGACGAGGAAATAAGGTGTATGTATTGCGAGGCTGAAATAAGTCGTGGGTCAGCTATTATCCTTTGTAAGGAATGTGCAGAAAATACCGAGTTATGATAGATGCAACTCATATACATATGCCGTCAGGACAAGATGTAAAAATTAAGAAGGTTTACAATTCTATTGCAACCTGTTTTGTTGACCCATATCCAATATCAATCATGTGGGGTAAGCAGGAATATGCAAATACCATTATTGTAAAACTTGACGATTTAAAAGAATTAGCCGCAATCAAAAACCCCGAAGGTTAGCGGCTGCGGAGTGGATGCTAACGGTTTGCATAAGACCAGTAAAGGAATGCGAGAAATGAACTATCAAAATACAACACGGTTTGAACGGGCTACGATGCTGAAATTACCCACTAAAGCCTTTATTGGTTTTATGCGGTGTTACCGCCAGTTATTTCCTAAAGTTAAATTTGTTGATGAAATACCTCAATGGATTATAAGTAGTGATATTGCTGCATATCATCCATACACAAAGACAATATGGATACGAAATAATTTAGGGTGGAAAAAAACGATATTAATACTGTTGCACGAATTAACACATTGGTTCATCCACGTATTTTTAAATAATAATGAATTGTATCATAATAAAATTGACAAAAAATGAAAGTATATCAATTATCTAAAATCAATGGCTATTATTGGTGGACAGGGACATCAATACTAACCACAATACCAGAAGAAAATTATGAATATAAATGGACTTCTGATTTTAAATTTGTTGAACAATTAAATGGAAAGAAAATATGAAAGTATATGTAGTTTATCAAGAAAATGGATTTGGTGGTTCAGAAGTTGCTGAAATATTTTCATCACGGAATATAGCAAGAGAATATGTTATTGATGAAATATTTGGCAAAAATCAAGCGTATAAAAACAAGACAGAAAACGTATTAAATAATTGTGCCGACCAGTTTATTCACGAACACGATGTTCTTTTTAATTGGCGGTAACGATCCGGTGCTATGAGAAGGCCGGGAATTTGAAATACTTACTTGTCAACGAAGCGCAAACACCCGGCTTTTTTATAGCACGTGTTAACGCCTGTTTTTCATTGCCTTTCTTATTTAGAATCAAAACAAATTACACGATTGTTGTAAAATAGTTGTCAAAACATTTGGAAGTAATACAACAAATGTTGTATCTTTGGTGTATACAAAAACACTAAAAATAAACAAAATGAAAGCACTTCAAATTATCAACAAATCAAGCGTAGAAGTAGAAAAAATGTATTGGACACCAAATCAGTATGATGTGACAATTAAAAACTCAAACGGAGTTCATGTTTTTGGTGTTAAATTAACATCAGAAGGAACATTTGAACTTTTTAACTATCAGTTTAGCGAAGCAAATCAATTGTTAGTTGATAGTATTAAACCATTTATTTTATTTGAAATAGTTGACGTTGAATCATGCAATGAAATGCAGATTGCATTCCCTACAGAAAAATTAAACAATGTAAAATCATTGGAAGATATGATTTTTGATTCTAAATCAGAATGGGTTAATGCAGGTTGCCCAGTTAGTACTTTTGCTGAAGAACAATATAGCGATAGAAATTATTAATCATGAAAAAACAAAATTACCATGAAGCTGAATTGGGCAAAGTGCCTGATTCAGTTAAAAACATCGAGTTTAAAGGAACTGTTATTGATGCTTCGGACTGCAAAGAAAAAAAGATTGCTGATATTTTATCAGGTAAGCATGATAATGACTTTATCGACAAAGAGAAATTCCAAAGAAACTCTTATTATTTAGCGTATCACAAGGCTACTGAAATGCTCAACTGGGCAGAATTAAGTAGAACGCTTGCCGGTGATCGCTCGTCGATAACAAAAGAGCGCATTCCTCAAAAGCATATTCAAAAAATTGACGAATTACGAAAATTAATGTCAGCGTGGATTTTAGAAAATGATCCGCAATTCAATCGCTAACGCTGCGCCCTTAAAATAGGCGTTAACGGATGCGGCTAAACTGCGTTGCCGTATAAAATGCAGATAACTATCAAAATACGATAAACATGGAAAATAGTAATGACATTCAAAATAAAACTAATGTAGGCAATGAAGTTTTAGCCGATGTTAGCATTTCGTGCGATACTACCGAATTTATTAAATATTGCAAAAATGAAAGAAATAACTTTGTGCGTAAATTTTGGGAAATATGTGGTGAAAACATACAGGCACGAGTAAGGGCAG